GTAATTAAACTTTTCTAAGTCAAATGGTATCTTCTCCTCTTCTCTATGATAGAACTCATATCTATTATCAGCAGACTCAATATAATCATGTCCTACATGCTCATCAAATGATACACCTAAAGCTTCCTGTAGAATACTAGGGATAGCATCCTTAGATAACTTCTCATCATTACCATCAGCAATCTTAACTGACTTGAGTAATGCATTATAGATTGCTTTATCCTGACACCACTTCTCAGTAGAATCACGTAACCAATCAGCATCAACCCATTCATCGTTAAGATCATCCAATCTAATCAAAGCATTTTTATAGGTCTCATCTGTAAGATCAGTCCTATTACCAAGATTAATTTTTAGAACTTCTTTAGTAGGAGTCTTATCATACTTAGCTGAAAAATCTTGTATCTCTTCAAAGAGAACTACATCAACAGCATCCTGAAAATACTCCGAATCAAGATGAGGTACTACCTTACGATAGTACTCCTCATTACAAAGAAGATTCCGAAGGATAGTATTTTCTATCCTCTCAGTTACCATAACCATACTCCGTTCTTGCTGCTTCCTCTAACTGAGCCATCACTTCGTCTGTGAAGTACTTCTCAGGATTAGCAAGAACAGATTTAGGGTAAACAGAAGTTTCACCGAACTTGAGACGGTTGCCCACCCTCGTAAAGATGTTGTACTGTTCACCCAATTCCAAGAGTCCATAGTACTTGTCCAATCCACGTTCATCGAAGTATAATCTAGTAGCAACTTTAGAACCCTCCTTGGTTAGACGAGATTTCTTGGCTTCACACTTAATGATGTTACCCACTAGGTCTGTACCTTCCTTCTCTTTTGATTTGGTCAAATATATTATAGTAGATGCAGCATACTTTAGTCCAGCTCCACCACCCATTTCTTTTTGTGGCACATAGGATCCGATCACATCATATGTGTGATTCGTAACAATCATAGGAACCTTTGCCTGTCCAAGCTTCAAGGTTAATACCCTGAATGCACCCTTAATTAACTGTGATTTGGTCATGTCCCTGACCTGTTTATCATTAGAGATGTCTTCCATCTCCTTTGATGTACTAAGCATACCAAGAGAATCAAGAACAAACATCAATGGCTGACGCTTATCCTTTGGTTCTTTCAAATACTTATCAAGAATCCTAGTAGCTTGTGTTCTAAACTCTTCAATAGTAGCAACAGGAAAGATTACCATACGCTTGGAATCTATACCTCTGCTCTCAATCATATCCTTTGAGATAGCAGATTCAGACTCAAAATAAATAACCCCACCATCACTATGCTGATTAAGAAAGTTACGTACAACACTAAGGGCAAAGAAAGTTTTTCCTGTGGACGATTCCCCTGCAAGTGCCGTAACCTTGTTGGATGGAATACCACCAAACAAAGATCCGCTAACGACAGCATTGAAAATATGGCTACCTGTATCAACAAAACTGGATGTATCTCCTGCAGCGACTCCATCGCTGACGATACTTGCATACTCATTCCCACTCTCTTTAATTACAGTATCTAGGAACCCCATTTATTAACCTCACTTTCATACATGTTAACATAGTTGTGACCACCACTGGCCATCATTAAAGCATACTGTCTTGCAGTATCCTTTTCTTCAAAAACTCTAACCTGTTCAGGTTCAAGTGCTTCTATTGGATCATCTTGGTAAGTGACTGTCCATACTGTTTTGCTCATGTGAAAAAACTCCCTATCGTAACAACTTTTTTACTATTCCACCCTATACATTCTAGCACATTTTCCAGTGGTTTCAAGAAACTCTTTTCAAATTGTTTCTTGTGATCGATATACTTCTCCATATTAAACTCCTTTGGAATCTCATTGAAGAAGGAGATACAATCCTCCCTAAAAGGATTGGGTGTCTTAAGATAAATGAATTTTATCTTCTCACCCTCCTGTATTAGAGGATACTTGTTCTCTATCTTATTCTTTTTAACATAATGGTTATAAAGCAGAGCACCCCTTACGTGGATGGGGGTTCCTTTTTGATAGATGTCGGTTCTTGAAAAGTATTTTTCAACTCCGTTACATCCTCTTGGGAATGCGATGTCTTCATAGGGTTGCTCCTTTGTCTCTGCTCGGACACCATTGATAAAAGAGACAAGTTCATCATTTGTCTTGCCGATAATGATCTTAAAAGCTGCATACAATTTATCCCTGAAATATTGAGGGGTAGATGATCTAGCGGTCTCAAGACCCATGATCTTCATCTTGGGTTCTTTGTATCTAACTCCCTCTGAGTCCCACACATTCAATATGTATCGCTTCTTAGCAGTCCATATACCACGGTCAGCAATGTTCTCTCTCTTCATAATCATTTTCTGTTCATACGCCGAGACATACGAAGCCAGTTCCTGGTAAGACTTCTCGATAAACGGTTCCAATTGATCCTTGCAGATCTTGTCCAGGAGCTCAACAATCTTAATCTTATTATCAGACTTATGAGCAAAAAATTTATTAACAAGAGGTCCGAGATTAAGATATATTGAGTCGGTGTCTGATGCGATAACGTAATCAACTTTATCTGTAGAGAGTAGTTTATTTAGATAAACATTGATCTTATTCTCAATCCAGCGAATAGATACCTGCCCAGAAAGAGTGATTGCTTCTGCATTAGCAAGCTTATAATACCTGAAGTGCTCATTGCCGATAGCACCATAAGCACTATTAAGTGAGATCTTCTTAGCCATCTGAATGTTATTACATCTAGCAATCTCCTTTGTAAGTTCAATGGATGGTTTCTTTTCATACTCCTTCTTAGCTTCAATCATCTTCTTCTTAAAGATGACTCTCTCATTATACATTTTATCCATGAGTTCTGGTAAGAACCCACGTACATCTTTCCTGTACTGTGCTCCATTAGCACACACAGCAAACTCACCATCAACATCTATCTCTTGATTTAGAATCCCTTCAACGCTTGCGTTGGGATGTCCAGCCTCCCTGAGTGTTTCTGGCGAGATGTTATATTGCATAATAAGATGAGGATACAGGCTATTGAGGTCAAAATTAACAACCCAATCATAGAATCCTGTCTTCGGTTCCTTAACATACGCCCCCGCATATTTTTCTGATTTGTTTGCACTCTCTTTCTTAGGTGGAATTGCTATCTTCCTCTTAAGAAGTTCAACGTATATGTAATTATCCCACATACGTACCTGACTAAACACATCTTCATAATTGACCTTAGCATCATAAGCCATAGTAAATGCTAGGTCAAGTAGTTTCATCTTGTCGTCAAGTTTATCAACTAACCTAACGTCATGTATATTGTAATCAATAAACTTCTGCCAATCATTCTGATAGAACTCCTTGAATGTATCAAACTCAGAGTGATCTAACTTTCTCTCTCCAAGCTCAACCAAGCAGATGTGATCAAGTCTATACGATTCTTGGTTAGTATAAGTAAATTTCCTGTATAGTTCGAGGTAATCCAGAGTAGATATTCCTGGAAGATCGTAAGCGATTTGCTTTCTCCCTTTGATATAAATTTCACGTCTAGATATAAGCCTCCACGGGCTAAGATAACGAGAATACTTCTCACCAAGTATCCTAGAAATACGACCAGCGATATAGGGAATATCAAAAAGTTGTACGTTCCAACCTGTAATAACATCAGGAAAATTCTCATTCCAATACTCCAAGAATGCCGATAACATAGACTGTTCAGTTTTAAAGTGAAGGTAGTCTACATCTTCATGCTTATTATCAAATGGTCTAGCACCAAAGACAGTAATGCGACCAGTAAAGGAGTCCTTAATACTGATCGCTAGTATCTCTTGGTCTGCTGCTTCGATATCAGGAAACCCATTCTCTGCAGCAGTTTCAATATCGATGTTGAATACTCTAATTGCCTTGGGATCAAACTTTATATGATCATCAGAATATTCTTCTGCAATGTACTGATAGAGATATCTTGTGTTACCATACACTTCCATGTTAGCAACATCTCTGTACCTCATTATAGTTTCCTTTGCACCTGCAATGGAACCTTGCTTCATAGGCTCTACACACTTCCCCTCAAGGGTTCTCCATTTAGAGAAGTTAGATGTTGGGAGATATAAAGTAGGATTAAATGGAACCCTATCTTTAAATGCCTTGCCTCCCTCATAACCACGGACAAGAAGGTTCTGACCTGCTTGCTCAACATTGGTGTAAAATTTCATTCAGTAAGTAGTTCTTTTGCTTCTGCTGTATTTAAAGCTTCGTCTGTTGGATTAACCATCACTATTATATCAGTAGATCTAACAACTAGTTGAAAGTCTGCTGAATGCTTTGGCCACCTCTCTCCATCTAATGTGATAGGATCCTCTAGAATACAATCTGGTTGACCATATTCTGCTTCTGGTATCTCTGATACATCAGCAAGGATCCAAGGTTCATTATTCAGTCGTAGTAGTTTCTTCATTAGTCTCTTCTATTGGTTGACTGTCTGCTAAAATCTTTTGTTCATATGCTTTCTGCACTGCAGGCTTAGCACTACTAATTATACCAATCATATCAAACCCAACATTAAACTGCCTATCATCTGTAAATGGATTCCATTTCTTGAAGTTAATATTATAACCTTCCTCAGTTTCATTTACAACATGTAGAGTATAAGGATCTGTGAATGCTAAACAAATAGGTTTCTCTCCTTTCTCCTTTGAGTCTTGATCATGGAATACTTCTCCAACATCACAAATAATTTGCTCGTTGGAATACTTCATGTTAATAACTTGTATAGTCATATTAAGAATATTCAGTAAGTTCAGTGTACATAATTGATAGTTCCTCTGCAACCATCTCATAATCTTTTACATGGAATTCGTCAAGATATATCTTCTCAACATCTTCCCTAACATCATTTATACTAACAACACTATACAGATTCAAACGAAACTGTTGATGTCTTGCAAAAGGATTCCAAGGGGAAAAAGATACCTTCAATTCAGGTTCGTTAGTCTGAAATTTCTGAGTAGTTGGAATACCCCTAGAGACTGTAACGATCTGAGGATGAACCATAACATACCCTATGGTAGCAGGTTCTTTAGGATCTATAGTAGCTCTCCTCATCTCATGTATATCAGCCACTACTCGCTCTCCTGTATTAAGAACGATAAGTTTGATGCTCATATTTTAATGGATGTATCTAGACATTATAAAGGGGAACTCGACAAAAGTCAAGCTCCCCTTTGATTCATAACAAAATACCACTACTCCACTAAGAGACCTGAGCCTCTAACTTTTCTCTGGCAGCACCTGTGCCGAACCAGAATTTCTTTTGCTGATTCTCTGGAAGAACCTTAGTAAGATTCACAACCAGTAATCCATCCTTATAATCAACATCCTTAACTTCAATAGAGTCTCCTAGTTGCCAACTTCTATCAAATGATCTTGTAGCAATACCCTTATGGGTGTAGGATCTCTCATCCTTTTCTTCTGCGGATGCTTTAACCGTTAAGATGTTCTGTTCGGTGGTAACTTCGATATCTTCTCTTGAAAATCCAGCAAGAGCGATTTCCAAAGTGGTTGTACCATCTCCTCCATGAAAAACATTGTAGGGTGGATAATTTTTTCCAGCTTCTGCAAGTCTTTCGAGTCTGTTGAATGTTTCATCGAATCCTAATTGAAATGGGCTATATGTGTCCCAGTATGATCTACGCATTTGTCTGTCCTCCTTGAAGCGACTAATTGAATGTGACCCCGAAGGCATCACACTATTAATTATACAGTGAGGCACTAAATTATGGGTGCGTTAAACCAGAAAACTGAGTACGGATCTTACTGAAGTTTATACTCTTCCGAGTTCTTATAATGATCCCACACCATTGGAAATTGTTGTGGGGGGAATACTCTATATGAATAAACCTGAGAATATCTTACTAGGTCTTCTTTATAATTTCTAGAATCCCATTCTGGTTTATGGAAAAATAAAGAAGGATAGAATGTACAACTATTATACTCTGGTTCCATTCTAAGATATTTGTGCCATCCTCTTTCTACAAAGAAGGTATCAATTTTATCTGGATCCCATGCTACACTCTTAACACTAGTAGAAGCTGAGGGATTTCTAGCACGACCATAATATATTGGACGACCATCACTTAAGTTATAATAGAACTCTGTTCCAGCAGGATTATCATCAGTCAACCAAATGTTAAAAGCATAACTAAATGGATCTGAATGAGGAATCATACTTGTTGCACTAATATCCATATGTTTCCAATGGGTATTACAGTATGTCTGCCAAGTTGAGAATGATGTATCATCATTATCAAACTTACTTCTCTCAATTACAGGAAATTTATATTTACTTAGTATACCATACAGATAAGCATATACGTTTGTTAAGCTAGCCATTAATGGCATAGGAAAGTGTTGTTGAGATCCAGGAGATACAGTAGTACTTTGAGGAACTACTGGAAATCTTTGTAAAAATTCTTTTACTGCTACTGGATCTTTATAAAAATTTTTAACACATCCCCACTTCATTGTGGAAGCTTCATGAATGTAAATATGTTCTTGTGCTTTATCAGATATTTCAAATGTCTTATCGATTATATCTTGAGTTAATATTGTAAACTCTGATAACAAATTCATTACGGTTTCTTCTTACCAATATTATATTTGGATTCTAAAGTCCAGTCACCTTTCTCTTTAAAAGATATAACTTTTATCTGATTTAATGGTGCAAGCTCACCAACACTATCTTGATTGATGATCGTAACCAATCCCCAATCAGACAACAACTGTGTTATACGATTTCTACGCTGAATATCATTCTCTGTGATGTTTGTGTTCTTACCATCAAGTGCGAAGAGTTCCTTGAAGTGAACTATGTAATACTTTCCTTGCTTATGCAAGATATGACACGACTGATATATCTTTCTTTCTTTTCTAGAAGCAACACCAATTCGTGTTAATGTTTCACGAACCTTTAGGAAATCATCTGGTTCTTTGAGACCTACCTCAATCATATCAGACTGTTTCCACTGGATCTCAGTATCAACGGACATTATTTTCCACCTTTATGCAATGATCTTTTTATATGTTCGAGTTGATCTGTTGATAATATCCTGATTGCTTCTAGAGCCTTGGTATAGCTATACCCATAATACTCACGAACTTCATCAAGATAATCAATCGACTCTTTCTTAGACCAAGGAGAGAATCTCTTTCTAGGTCTCAGACTATTTATATAAAAGTCGTATTGCATACGCTTAGATATATGATAATTCATATTCATCTCATTAGCAAACAACACAGTGTCTGTAAAGGATGATAAGCATTTATTAATAATCCAACTAGGATATGAGTTCTCTAAAGATGGATCTTCATCCATCATATTCTTTTTAGTCTGGTTGATACTATACAACCATGCACTTAGTTTGGGCTTGCTCATATGCTATGTTATTAATTACAAGTGGGAGCAGTCTATATTCTGCTCTTTGGATACGATGTTGTAATGTCTCTACAGTATCATCAGGACATATCATAACTCTTGACTGTTCTATTATATCACCACCGTCAAGTTCTTCGTTAACATAGTGGACAGTACATCCAGATTCCTTATCACCTGATTCTAATGCTTGTTCTACTGCATGTAAACCCTTGTACTTAGGAAGTAATGATGGGTGTACATTAATGATAGGACATGGGAACTCAGATGGTTTCTTAAGCACCCTCATGTAACCTGCAAGAATTATAAGATCCACACGATATGCTTCAAAGAGTTTAATCATTTGATCTTCATCTTTGTGTGCTATCCTACAATGAGGGATTCCAAACTTTGCTGCTCTCGCTACAGCACCACATTTCTTTGTATTGTGTATCATTAACACAATCTCATGTTTCATCTGAGGGTATCGTATAATGTTCTCGAAGTTAGTTCCTTCACCAGAACACATGACTCCTAATCTCATTAGTAATGATCCTCCAATCCTTCTACGGGTGTAGGTTTCCAATCCTTACCATAATATTTCTCTAAGATATTATGGTGTGGTGCATCTGTACCAACCTTCGGTGTCTTAGGTGGTGGCGGTGGAAACATCTCTAGTTGTATCTCAGGGATGGAGAATGTATCACCATCCTTTCTATGATGACAAACATAGAATGATCCATCCTCTTTTTGATATAAGAAGTCTGCCTCATGTGAACTTAGCAGAAGCATCTTCATAATTTTATCACCTTTTTCAATCATAGACATCATAAGGTCCATTAAGTTTTCTTTGATGTTCTCTCTCATCAAGAACCTCATTGATTAAATCTTTGAGTTCCTCTTTGAGTTTTGGTTCAATCAAAGTTAATGGTGTAGGATTAAATGGTGGATAGATTGGTTCACCATTTTCATCACGTGGGTATATGTTATCTGTACAACCTTCGGTTGCCTCACCACTCATACCCTGAGTGTCTATTTTTCCCATGTGATTAACTCCTTATACTTATGGTATAATTTGCCCACATTTGGTTCAGTGTCACGAGATTTCCACAATTGCTGTAGGATTTCTCTCATGTCATCTATAGGGACAACAACAGATAGAGGTTCTTTCTCTTCAGTAATAATAACTTCAGCCATTAGTTGAAAACTGCGTTAACAGACATAACTTTTGCATTAGGATTTCTAGCCAGTGCTACTTGCCTAGCTTCCTCATAATTTCTAGCGATCACAGTCTCACTAAAGACTGTTCCAGCGACATAGAGTTTGACTTCACACTTCATAATTTGTAAGGACTAGTTCCTTCCTTGATGCTTGATCTTTATTATAGCATCCTACAGACCTCATGGTGTAAGTATGTGCAAATTCTCCAACTGTCCACTCTTTGAAACGATCCTTAACAATCTGGTCAGAGTTGTAAGATATTAACAGTGGGGAAGTATACTCATCACAATTCTCGGCAAACAAATCATGATCAAATTTCTTATGCATACCACCCTTTCTACCATATAAATTATCTTTAATATCATATGGTGGATCCATGTATGTAAAGATCCCTTTATTATCCCAATCGTTAATTAACATTCTTTCGTATGTTAGATTTGTGATTGTCCAGCTTTCAATAAGTTCTTGGTACTCGCTAAGTCGTTGAATTCCTCTAAGGGAGAAGTTGGATTCACTGGCTTGTTCTGAGAACGAGGAAGACTCAGTAAGACCACTAAAGGAACACTTATTAACGATATAAAAAGCGATGGCACGAGCAATTTCCGATTCTTCTGGGTCATTTATAACCTCCTTCATTGATTGAAATAAACATCTAGCAGAATCTGGATTGCAATGAACTCCTTTCAAGTTCTCCAGTTCCTTCTGCATCTCTGAACCATTATGTTGTAACTGACACCAAAAGTTATACAATGGTTCATATAGGTCATTGACCCAGACCTCTATCTTAGGGTATCTTTTTGTAACTTCTAATGCTACAGAACCACCACCTAGGAATGGTTCACGATATTCTTTATAATTTTTAAGATCAGGAAAGAACTGAAAGAGCTTAGATAGTGCTCTAGACTTACCACCTGGATATCTTAAAGGTGTCTTTAAAGATTTACTTGTAATCATTTCCACTCCACTCCTAACATAATCTCAGTTAAACATGCTAGAGTATTAATCTCTTGGTCAGCAACAAACTGGATCTGATACTGATACTTTGCTATGATGATAACAATGTTTGGTATGGATCTACCAGTAGCATGTTCATACATTGTATCATAGATCCTTCTCATAATGTGATTGGGATCATGATCCATATGTTGAGTTACCCACTCCTTGACCAACTTATAATTACGATCCTTCATTGCTCTAATGAGATCATACACACCGATGTCTGCTATATCTGTTAGGATATCTGCCTCTATCTTACCCTTAGCTGCATGTCTCTGTGTCTCATTAAGTAACCTTCTCCAATCAGGATAATATCTCTTAATCAGTTTAGCAGTAACCTTATCACTAGACTCAACAGACTCACTCTTAAGGATCTCTCTGAGTCTCTCAAAAAACTGAGAACTCAATTCTGTCTTCTCTGTACTATTAATCTTGAAATCAATAACAGTACATCTTGATTTAATAGGATCAATCAAACGATTGACGAAGTTACAAGTAAAGATAAACCTACAGTTCTTATGATACTCCTCTATTGCTGCTCTAAGGATCATCTGGACATCAGAAGTCATATTGTCTGCCTCATCCAGTATGACCACCTTGTGAGTCTTTGTAGAGGTCAGAGAGACTGTAGTAGCAAATTGCTTTACTCTAGTTCGGATAGTATCAATAGATCTACCCTCATCCGATCCGTTAATAATAATGTAAGAAGCACCTAACTGATCACACAAAGCTCGAGCTACTGTGGTCTTACCTATACCAGCACTACCAGACAATAAAAGGTTAGGGATCTCACCTTGATCTAGGAAACCAAGGAAAGATCTCTTTAAACCATCTGGTAGGATACAATCATTAATAGTCTTGGGTCGATATTTCTCAACCCAAAGGAATTCATTCTTCATCAGGTGTCATTTCAATAATACCACTTGATCTCATCTCATGGTATCGATTACGAATCTGGTCTTTAAACCAGGCGGATCTATTACTAGCAAGATCATACTTAACAAGCTCATCCAATATCTTAAGAAGATCTGCTTCCTGTTTAGTGAATGATATGTTTATTATTAACTTCTTTTCGCTCATTGTGGTTCTAAAGCAACGTAATACTTTAAGTTAACATCTTGAGATCCCTCCCAATCACTAACCACCCACTCAGATAAAAGATGTTCTGATACAGATACCTTATAAGATGCTTTAGGATATACACGTAAGTTATCAACCTTCATATTAAGATCATACTCACCTGTAGTAGTAGCATTGGGAAGATCGAATCTACATGAGTTACTAGTGTCCATCTCCTTATCAGAGAAATTAATGAAAGAAGAAGTACCATCACTGCAGAATGATAGATCCCTAAAACCAAACTTACCTGAGATATTCAAACCCTTATTAAGCAAAGACTTATCCAAATCAAACCCAATGTTTGAACCAGGAAATCTAACAGACTTATCAGGAGCAACCTTAAGAGTAATCTCTGGATCACTGTAATAATATTTGATTGCTATGTTATTACCACGAAGAACAACATAGTCCTCATTACCAAACTCTAGTGTTGGATCATCTAGGATTCTTAAACCAGATAGAAACTGACTCAAATCATAAATTGCAAAGTCTTGTGGGAAGTATTCTTCACACACATACTCTGCGAGGATGTTCTCTGCATTAGAGATAGTCTTAATGATGTTCCCCTTCTTGAATACTATAGAGGAATTAATTGTTGCGAAGTTCTCAAGGACTGAGAACGTCAGTTCTGATAAATGTACTTTACTTGTCATAATCTACGGAAAAGGCGGTAGCTCCAGTCTGAGCATTTTGATGAGCAGCAGTCTTGTCGTTAAAATGTAAAAGGAGTACAGCATAATGGATAATCTTAATGATATCCTTACGTGCTGTACCCTTTCTATCATACCTTGAGGCATATTTCAATATGTTAGACCTACAAAATGCCTCTGCGTCACCTACTGAATCAATCAAGTCAAGTGTTTGAACATTATTTGAAGAGTAGTGACCCCTGTAAGTCTGGCTAATATAGTCTGAGACCTCTTTTAAGATCTCGTTCTCATTGTATTTCAACGGTTCCAAACGTATTGTATCTTATCATGATAACATTCAAATTCGATTCCGTCAAGACTTTTTAGCTTAATTTTATGTAAAGGACTGGAAGGAGATCCCACCCCTTCCAAAATCATTCCAGACCTACCATCAGTCAAGGTAGCCCAATGTCCTAGGTATCCGTTTTTACTCATAGTAGTGCCTCCAAACCTTCGTTGATTAATCCCTTACTTCTTTTAGTAGGGCATATGCTAACACATTTCTGTACTGTACCATCAGCACGTTTAAGTCTGTCCATACTTGTTACTATTAATTCATCATCAAGAGTATTATGGACAACAAGATAATCAAACTCGTTTCCTAAGTAATCCCCTGTACCACTATTTCTCTTTCTTCTAAGATCAAGTGTGTTAGGATTATACCGTTTCTTTACAGGTGAAAATCGTTTAACCTGTATTCTTTTTTGGTTCTTTGCAACCATAAAGTCCCACCCATAATCTAAAGTTGGTTGAATCAATTGGTATGATTCATCTTCAATGAATTCATACCATTTCTTCTGGAAGTGACACTCACTTGCGATTCCCCTTAATCTATGAGGTTGCATCGTCTGACTCCTCCTCTAGATCTACTTTAGCATCAATCTTATCATATAGATCAACAAAGGACTGCTTAGTCTCTTCATCAAATCTATTTACACATACTTGGATCGCTTTAACACGATTGTTCCAGATTGCAAAGGCACGAATGATGTGTACCAGTCTACGAGTAGAGATAACTTCATCGATACCACCATCACGGAATGTTCTACGGATGATATCAGACCAGTTAGCAAGATTCTCACAGAACTCTTCATCAAGTACACCTAGGTTAGCAGATACTTTCTCAAGGATCTTCTGCTCAGTCTTAGGGGTAGGATATTCTTGCTCAAAGGTTAAGGCGAATCGCTCAAGGAAGGCTTCGTTGAGCACGTTAGTTCCAATAAAACGTCCATCATCTGAACCCTTACCTTTTGTGTTTGCTGTTGCGATGATGTTGAATCCTGATTTTGGTCGAACGAACCTCCCAACCTTTTTAAGGAAAACACCTTTTCCTTCAAGGATTGATTGAAGGCAGAGGATTTTGTTTGAGGCAAGGTCGATTTCGTCAAGGAGCAAGACAGCTCCTCTGTTGAGAGCTTGAATAACTGGTCCATCGTGCCAGACGGTTGCACCGTCAACAAGACGGAACCCACCAATGAGATCATCTTCATCTGTTTCTATTGTAATGTTTACCCTAACCAACTCTCTACCTAACTGAGCACATGCTTGCTCTACACTAAGTGTCTTACCATTACCAGATAGTCCAGTAATGAATGTAGGGTAGAACATTTTGGAACTGATGATTTTCTTTACATCAGAGAAGTTACCAAAAGGTACATAGTTTGGATCTTTCTGTGGAACTAGATTCTGCTCTATTGCTGGTGTTGCTGGTAGTCCCTCATAGACTCTCTCCAACTTCTCAGCAACAGTAAGGTTCCACTTACCTAGACCCACTTTAAAATCTTTTAAACGCTTACTAACAGTCTGATAACCTAGATCAAAGTGAGCAGCAGCTTGACGCAACTGAGATGCATTGATCTCTGTTCCGAATTTATCTTGTAAGTAACCCTTAATATCTTCTGTGGTTACTGGTGAAGGAGCGAAAGGCATTTGGATTTTGTTCTGTATGTTATAAGTATAATGGATTGTTTGGATTTTTGGGGAAGGGAAGGACAGTTTATTAACTGACCATCCCTATGAATGAACTTAGGATCTTCTTGTTGTTAGACTTACTACTTAGCATCTTCTTGAATGCTCTAGAAATGTCACCCTTCTTAGCACCCTCCTTAACTTCAAATTCAACCTCATTTTCTAAGGATTTATCTTGAAGGGCATAGAGTTCAGTGAATCCCATAGGATTAGGAATAACAACTGCTTTATCCTTCCTCCATTGCTTTTGTATATCATAGTAGTTTGAATTACTGTAACGATGTACAAAGCTTTGTAAATGTCCACCAGGAAGGATTCTAAATCCTACGATGTTAACACCAGGATTACGATCTTTAACTTGAGTTATCAAAGTCGTTGTTACTTCTGTATAGGAATCACGGAATTGAGGATAGACTCTACCAGTCTTACGATCACGTAGAGCATTAGACTCACCCATTCTTGAGCAAGTTATTCTCTCCTCTTCTCCATCGTAACTATAAGTTTTTCTACCATAAGATATCATGCTACTCTCACCATCAGTAAGAATGCATACATTAACTTTCTCTAGATCATTCTGTTTCTTAAATGTTGGTATGATGCTATTGAGTGAAACAATTGCTTCATTCAATGGAGTACCTGATAATTCTAATCCTATTGTTGGTGAGTAGAAACTATTTCTATGACCTTGATAAAGCCAAGCTTCTCTCCAAACATTGATGCACTGTCTCTCATAGTTACGTGCATTACTACGAGATGAGATAAGGTTAACCATGTTGAAGTTATTACTATCAACATAGATTTCTCCTATTACAGGTTGAACTTCCTCATTGTCTCTTTCCCATCTGTAATTACCAGGTTGAGTATTAGGATTGTTTTTAATTCTAGTAACTACTCTCCACTCATTTGTGAAAGCATAAACTTCAAATGGAATCTGAACTTTCTTACAAAAGGCAGTAAGATTTAATAGCTGCTTAACAGTTGAGTAGATTGTAGGAGACATAGATCCAGACCAATCTAACACAAATATAAGACCATGATTCTTACCATCAGGTAAGACTGTTATCTTCTTGAAAAGGTCTTCGTTATATTTGTAAGTGTGTAACCTCGCTGTGTCCAGTACTCCAGTCCTACTAGTAGCAGCACGAGCATAAGCACTGGCAGACTTTCTACACTCAAATTCTTTAACAAGATAGTTTACCTCCTTTTGTGATTGCTTGCGGAACTTACGATACTCTGCATCAGGTGTACTATA